TTATTTTTTACCCAGAAAATCCAATATCACTATTAAAAGAACTAAAGGCGATAAACGACACGACCAGATATATGATGGTACGGCTACTCACGCATTAGAATTATTATCCGCTAGCTTAAATGGTATGCTAACCAATACAATTTCTCCGTGGTTCGTTTTGAAATTTAGGAATGAGGCAACTAACCACGATGATACAGCAGTAGAATGGTTAGAAAGCTGCGCTAAAATTATGCAGCAAGTATTTGCTCGTTCAAATTTTCAACAAGAAATTTTTGAACTTTACCATGAATTATTAGCCTTTGGTACGTCTGCCATGTTTATTACAGATGATATTAAGGATGATCTGCGTTTTAAAACAATTCATATTTCAGAAATATTTATAACTGAAAATGAAAAAGGATTTGTCGATAGTTTATTAAGAAGATTTCATCTTAAAAATAAAAATATTCCTTTAATGTATCCGGATATAGAATTGCCAAGAGCATTACAGGATGCAATAAAAAACAAACCTTTTGAAGATAGTATTATACTTCATTCAGTACATAAATCAGATGTTCCAATGGGTTATGAAAATAAAGATAATATGGATTATGTTTCATGCCATGTTCATCAGGAAACAGGAGCTATTTTAAGAGAAGGTGGATTTAGAGAATTTCCATACGTTGTACCTAGATATTTAAAATCTTCTTCAAATGAAATTTTTGGAAGATCTCCAGCCATGAATGCGCTGCCTGATACAAAGATGTTAAACACTATGTCAAAAACATCTATCAAGGCTGCACAAAAACAAATTGATCCACCTTTAATGGTTCCGGATGATGGTTTTATTTTACCAATTAGAACTGTACCTGGTGGATTAAATTTTTATAGATCTGGAACCAGAGATAGAATTGAACCATTGCAAGTTGGTTCAAATGCTCCAGTTGGTATTCAAATGGAAGAACAGAGAAGAAAAGCAATTAGAGAAAATTTCTTTGTCGACCAGTTAATGATGGTCCAGGGTCAAAACATGACAGCAACAGAAGTTATGCAGAGAACTGAAGAGAAGATGAGATTGTTGGGTCCAGTATTAGGTAGACTTCAATCTGAATTATTACAACCATTAATTACCAGAGCTTTTAATTTATTATTAATAAATAAAAAACTACCTCCAATACCAGAAGAGATTGGCGAACAGGATGTAGAGATAGAATATGTATCTCCCTTAGCCAAAGCTCAAAAAACACAAGAGCTATCATCTGTTATGAGAGGAATAGAAATATTTGGATCAATGCAGAATATTGCACCAGTATTTGATTATATAGATATTGATGGTTTAGTAGATCACATTAAAAATGTTTTAGGTTTACCAGCTAAAATTATGAGATCTAAAGCAGAGGTACAACAAATCCAACAACAAAAACAACAAGCCGAGATGCAGATGCAACAATTACAACAAGCTCAAGCTGTTGCTGAAAGTGCTGGTAAAATAGCACCAGCTCTAAAGGCAGTTGAGTAATGGATCAAAAAGAACTTAAACAATTAAATATTGATTATAAAACAGTTTTTAAATCAGAGGCTGGAGAACGAGTGCTTTCTGATTTGAAAAAAAGATGCGGTTTTTATATGACTACTCACGTTAAAGGAGATAGCCATGAAAGCGCATTTTTAGAAGGAGCAAGATCAGTAATCTTGTTCATTAAAAATATGCTTAACAAAAAAGGAGAATAAAAATGTCAAGCGAAAATCAAGAGGTAGTAACACCAGAAGTAGAAACTGATAATACGGTGTTATCTGGAGATCCTAAAACAGAAACTCCAGAAACAAGCACAGATTGGAAAACATCTCTGCCAGAGGATATAAGAGCTGATAAATCTTTAGAGAATATTAAAGATATAGAAGGTTTGGCAAAATCTTATGTTCATGCACAAAAAATGGTTGGTTCAGATAAAATTCCAGTTCCAAATAAATATGCAACTGAAGATGATTGGAATGCAGTTTATGAAAAACTAGGTAGACCAAAGGATGCAACTGGATATAAATATGAGCTAGGAGATAATGTTAATATCAATCAAGACGCATTAAAAAATTTTTCAGACCAGGCGCATAAATTGGGATTACTTCCAACACAAGCTAACGGTATTGTTAAATTTTATAATAATATGGCAGCTCAACAGCAACAGGATTTAGATACAACATCTGAAAACGCCAGACAAGAAAGTGAAACATCTCTTAAAAAAGAGTGGGGTCAAGCATATAAACAGCAAACTATTAAAGCTGCTAATATTGCAACACAAGTTTTTGATGATGAATTTTTAGATAAAAATTTAGCAGACGGAACTAAAATTGGAGATCATCCAGCATTTATTAAAGCATTTGCAACTTTGGCTGACAAGATGGGAGAAGATAATATAACTCAAGCATCTGGACCAGCTTATCAAACTCCATCTCAAATAGAGAAAGAAATAGGAGAATTAACAAAAACAGGATCTTCGTACTGGGATAAAAGACATCCTAATCACGAGCTTGCTGTTAATGAAGTTTTGAATTTACGAAAACAAAAAAATAATGAGGTTTAAATAATTTAGCTTTACGAGAAAAGAAAAATCACGTATAGCTGAAAATGATTAGGATAATCAATAGACCCTAGTTGACACTATGAAAGTATAGGATCCAGGAGATCTAAAATCGAGGAGTGACCCGCAAGGATAATCATCCGATTATTATTAACACAAACAATCAAGGAGGAACTTATTATGAGTTCACAAATAACTACTTCTTTTGTGGAGCAGTATAGCTCGAATGTTGCTATGCTTTCTCAACAATTAGGAAGTAAATTAAGATCTTCTGTTGATGTGGAAACTGTTACTGGGAAAAACGCATTCTTCGATCAAGTCGGAGTTACTGCTGCTCAATTAAGAACGAGCAGACATGGAGATACACCTCAGTTAGACACTCCACATAGTAGAAGACGTTTGAGCTTGGCTGACTACGAATGGGCTGACTTAGTTGACGATGTTGACAAAGTTAGAATGTTGGTAGACCCGACAAGTTCATATGCTAAGGCAGCTGCCGCAGCGATGAATAGAAGTATGGATGATGTTATTATAACTTCATTTAATGCTTCAGCATCTACTGGTGTAGCTGGTGGTTCATCTACACCTTTGCCTTCTAGTCAAAAAACTGCAACTTCAGACCAATCAGATGGTTTGACAATTGCTAAACTTTTGGCTGCGAAGAAAATCCTAGATAATAACGATGTAGACGCTTCATTAAAGCGTTTTGTCGTTTGCGGACCAGTACAGATCCAAGATCTATTAGGAACTACTCAAGTAACTAGCTCTGACTATAATACAGTTAAAGCTCTTGCTGAAGGTAGTATAAATTCTTACTTAGGTTTTGAGTTTATAATGTCAACAAGACTGAACATGGATGCAACTAATACAGACGACAGATTAATTTTTGCATATACTGAAGATGCTATTAAACTTGGTATCGGAAAAGATATATCTGCAAAAATCTCTGAAAGAGCTGACAAGTCTTACTCAACACAAGTGTACTACGCAATGTCTCTTGGTGCAGTAAGAATGGAAGAGAAAAAAGTTGTTCAAATTCCATGTCACGAAGCATAACAGTATAGGAGGAAAATATAATGGCTGTTACAACACAAAAGAGTGCTGAGTACACTATAGAAACTGCAACTCCTATCGTTAAGTCAAATACTGTAGATAAACATGGTAAATTAAGAACCTTGTATTTTACACATGACCAAGACGGTGCTGGAAGTGCAAACTCAACTGTTACTTTGGGGAAATTACCTCCAGGTAAAGTTAAAATATTAGGCGGTCTATCAAGATTTTATTGTAACTGGACTACAAGTACACAAACAATGGATATTGGTTGGAAAGCATACACAGACTTAGACGGAGATGCGGTTGCATTAGACGTTGATGGTTTAGTGGATGGTTTAGACGTAGATGCTGTCGGATATTTTGATATGGAAGGTAACACCGCAGCTGGAAAGCTGAAAGGTGGAACTTATACATTTGAAAGTAGAGATGGCGTTGAAATTACTGCTTTAGCAATAGCTGCTTTAGTAGATGGAGACGATCTTTGCGGTTATATAACTTACGTTATTGACTAATAAATAGAATTTTAGGCGGGGAAAGCGAGAGTGGAACCCGCCTAAAGTGCATGACAAAAAAAATAGATAAACCAAAACTTATCTTACATTTTAAAAGTGGTAATTATATTTACCGGTATGTTTTGGTAGACAGATTTAAAAATGATAGCAAATATCATTATGGTTTTGATACTAAAGAGGAATTAACTGAGGCTGAAATATTTGCTTTAGTTACTCCAAGAAAATTAAGAAGAAAATACATAATTAAAAAGGAATAACATGGCATCAGTAGTTCAAATTTGTAATTCAGCATTAAATCAATTAGGAGCAAGTTCAATAACAGCTCTTACAGATGATAGTAAAAATGCTAGATTATGTAATGAAAGATATACAACAATTAGAGATGCAGTATTCAGATCACATCCTTGGAACTGCTTAATTAAAAGAGTTCAATTAGCACAAGATACAGCTACTCCAGCCTGGGGTTTTACATATCAATATACATTACCCGCAGATTGTTTAAGAATTTTAGGAATTAAAGATTATAATTCCGACTATAAAGTGGAAGGCAGAAAATTATTAATTGATGAAAGTTCTGTTTATTTAATTTATTTAGCACAAATAACAGATGTCAACGAATTAGATGTTTTATTAAGAGAAACTATATCTGCACATTTAGCGCAAGATATTGCTTATGCTATAACTGCCAATCTACAAGTTTCAAAATTAATGGCTGAAAAATATCAAGCTAAATTATCAGAAGCAAGACACACAGACGCTGGCGAAGGTTATAATACTAATCCAGAGTTAGCTCCAACAGATCAAATTATAACTGAAGATTTTTTAAACAGTAGATACTAAATATGGGAAAACAACTTTTAAGCATCCCTAGCTTTACGGCTGGGGAGCTTTCCTCTTCTATGGAGGGAAGAACAGATTTTACAAAATATTTTAATGGTGCAACTAACATTGAAAATTTTATTGTTATGCCGCATGGACCAGTAACAAGAAGACCAGGAACTTATTTTGTATCTGAAATTAAAACTTCTTCCACTTCAACTAGATTAATTCCATTTACATTTTCAACTACTCAAACTTATATTTTAGAATTTGGCAATCAATATATTAGATTTTTTAAAAATAATGGTCAAATTGTAGAAAGTAATGTTACAATTACCGCAATTACACAAGCCAATCCTGGTGTTGTTACTGCAACTTCGCATGGTTATTCCGATGGAGATTTTGTAACTATTTCTAGTGTTGCCGGTATGACGGAAGTTAATAATAAAACTTTTAAAGTTGCAAACAAAACTACTAACACTTTTGAATTACAGGATGTTGATGGGAGTAATGTTAATACCTCTGGTTACACAACTTATTCATCTGCTGGTGTAGCCAATAAAATTTATCAAATCACAACAAATTATACAACAGCACAATTATTTGATTTAAAATTTGCACAGTCTGCTGACGTTATGTATATTTGTCATTCCTCTCACGAAGCCTCAAAATTATCAAGAACCGGTCATACAGCCTGGACATTAAGTGAAGTTGAATTTACTGATGGACCATATTTAGATAGTAATACTACATCAACCACAATGACACCAGGAGCTACAACTGGAGACGATCAAACTTTAACTGCATCTGCCTCAACTTTTGCCTCAACTGATGTTGGAAGATTTATTAATTTTAGCGATGGTTATGCAAAAATTAGAAGTTATACGAGTGCAACTGTTGTTAAAATAGATATTAAAGAAGATTTTTCTGGAACAACCGCTGTAACGGAATGGAAACTTGGAGCTTTTAGTGATACCACGGGTCATCCTTCTGTAGTTACTTTCTTTGAACAAAGATTAGTTTTTGCCGGAACCACAAATAATCCTCAAACAATGTATTTCTCTAAATCTGGTGATTATGAGAATATGACATCTGGAACCGATGCTGACGATGCTATGGTTTATACTATTGCATCTAACCAAGTTAATGCAATTAAAGCCATGAAAGCTACAAGAACTTTAATTGTAATGACAACGGGTGGAGAATATGCAGTATCAGCCGGAACTTCTCCAGCAATTACACCTACAAATATTTCTATTGTTAAACAATCCAACTATGGTGCAGCTGGAGTTGATGCTTTATCTATTGGTAACGCAACTGTTTTTTTACAAAGAGCAAAAAGAAAAGTAAGAGAACTTGCTTATAATTTTGATACAGATGGTTATGTTGCTCCAGACTTAACTATTCTTGCAGAACATATTACTTATAGCGGTATTACTCAAATGGATTACCAACAGGAGCCGTATTCAGTTGTGTGGGGTGTAAGAACCGATGGAATATTATCTGGTTTAACTTATAATAGATTAGAGAATGTTGTAGCCTGGCACAGACATATTATAGCTGGCAAATCAGATACAACAAAAAATATTATTCAACAACAAATTTCTTTTACATCCAATGCAACAAATGTTAGTACGAGCAGTAACACAATCACAATTTCATCACACGGATTGTCGACTGGAGATCCAGTCTATTATTATGCTGCTAGTAATATTATTGGTGGATTAAATAATTCATCTCTTTATTTTACTATAGCAACCGATAGTAATACCATCAAACTAGCCACAACCGCATCGAATGCTACAGCTGGCACAGCAATTTCCCTAACGTCTGCTCCAGGCTCAGACACTACTCAATACATTTATCAAGGTATTAATATTTCATCTAATTTTATTTATTCAACATCACATGGATTTAAAACTGGAAATATTTTTTATTATGATAACACAGGAACATCTATTGGTGGATTATCTGAAAATACAAAATATTATATTGAAAAATTAGATAATAATCAGTTTAAACTTTATTCAGATAAAACTTTAGAAACAGTTGTTAGTTTAACTTCAGCGCATACATCTGAACAAACTGATAATATTTTAACCCATGCTAAAGTAGAAAGTATTGCTGTAATTGATGGCGATGCAGACGAAGATCAAGTTTGGATTATAGTTAAAAGATGGATTAATGGTGCTGTAAGGAGATATGTAGAATATTTCACTCCATTTGATTTTAATAGAGATGTAACAGCTTTTCATTATTTAGATAGCGGATTAAGTTATGTTGGTGATGAAACTTCTACATTAACAGGATTAGATCATTTAGAAGGAGAAAGTGTAGATATTATTGGAGAAGGTTCAACCCAAACTTCAAAGACAGTTTCGGGGGGAAGTATATCTATTGATACTGCAACCGAACAAGCAAAAGTTGGTTTATTATATAGTTCAGATCTTCAAACAATGAGATTAGATGAAGGTTATACAGAAACAACACAAACCAAAACAAAAAGAATTTATGATTTATCTGTTAGGTTCCAGGATACCGTAGGAGCTAGTGTTGGACCCAATGCAGCAAACTTAACAGCTATAGATTTTAGAGCTAGTGGATCTCCAATGAACTTACCTATTCCTTTATTTACCGGAGATAAACAAATTGAATTTGATACTGGTTATGGAACAGAAGGATTAGTTTATATCCAACAACCACAAGCTCTACCAATGACTATCCTGGGTATTTATCCAAGACTGGAGACAGAGAGTGTCTAATATTGAAATTGTACCTTTTGAAAACGAACATGCACATTATATTTTAGATCAAGGTTTAAATAGTGAATTACTGGAATTAAAACCAGAGCATAGAAAATATGCTTACTATCTAAAAGAAATTGGTATGTCGTTTACAGGGTTATTGAATAATAAACCTATAGCGGCTGGGGGGATCTTTCCCCTCTGGGATGGCTGTGCCGAGGGGTGGGTCTTGGCTACAAAAAAAATAAACAACTATCCAATAACATTTGCAAAGGTTATTAAACAAAGAACTGACATGATGTTAAAAAATAATTTTATTAGAAGATTACAAACATCTGTTAAAGCAGATTGTTTAGTTGCAATAAAATTTGCAAAATTTTTAGGATTGAAAGAAGAAGGTTTAATGAAAAGTTATGGTCCAGATGGATCTGACTTTTATAGATTTGCGAGGATTATAAAATGAGTTTTTTTGGAGATATATTTGCGGGTAAAGCTGAACAAAAAGCAGCCAATTATAACGCAGCTATAATAGAAACTAATAAAAAGATTAAGGAGCAAGAGGCAGAACGGATAATGTCTGTTCACAACAACTTTAATCTTCCAAAATTTGATAAGACAGTTGATCAGATATATGGCGAAACTTTAGTTTCATATCTTTCTAGTGGTGCTGCCATACAAGGTACGGTTATTGAAAATCTTTATGCACAAGCTTTAGAATTAGAAACTGATAGAGATGTTATGACTTACAACGCAGAGAATGCTAGAGACACAGCAGAGAATGAAGCAATTATGATGCAAGCAGAGGCAGATCTTCAAAGATGGAGAGGTAAAGTTGCGAAGAAAGCATCTTATTATGCTGCTGGACAAAGTTTATTATCAACAGTTGGAATGTTTACGTAGGATAATTATGGCAATAAAATTATATAAATCACAATTAGAACCAACAACTAAATCTTCAAATGTAGAAAATAGAGCATTTGCAAGTATGCAAGAGGCTGGTTCTATCGGTAGAGCTTTTAAAGGAATGGTTCAATCTGGAGAAAAACTTTACCATAAACATTTAGATATTAAAACTGATAATGAAGTTTTAGAAAAATCTAAAGAAGTTATGAATGGTGGAGATAATTTTAAAGGATTATCTGAAATAAAATTAGAAGCATCCAGGATGAGTGATCCAGATGCAGCTGGAAAATTATATAACGATCATTGGCAAGCTGTATTTGATAATGTTAATGGCTCGTTATCTAACAAAATGGCTCAAAGGAAATTTAAACGCTGGATGACAAAACAAAATCTTCTGGATGTTAATGCTATTAGAAGTTCATCAACAAAAAATATGATTAGTCAAAGAAAATTTAATGCTTTATCGGAAATAGAAATACTTAAAAAATCTGCAATCCATGGTACTGATTTGGAAAAAAAAGCAGCAATCAAAGGATTAGAACTTAAACTTTCAAATAACAATTCACCAGATTATAAGAAACATTTTGAAATTTTTGGTAGCGATATAGAAAGAATTTGGAAAGAAACTCGAACAGAGGTACGTTGGTTTAATTATAAAAATGTACCTATAGAAGAACGAGATGCAGCATTGGCAGCCGCTAAAAAAGATCCCTTAATACCACAAGACGGTGAATATTCTGTAGTAAAATTAAAATCTCATTTTGAAAAATCAAACACAACATCTACAAAATTTATAAATTCTCAATTAACTGAAATAGATCAGATGGCAGACGATGGTTATATTGGAGATATTGCTACAATTGAGGGATATATGGCTACAGCTAAAGCATTACGTGAGCCAGATATAGCGGATAAAGCAAAAAAATTAATAGCCAAAATTAATTTAGTTAAGTCATTAAATATAATGACACCTCTTCAAATAGAAGATTTTATAACTACAACTAGAGTAGATATAAATAATAGATTAAAAGGAGATGTTAAGCCAGGAGAAAAAAATACTGGTCTTTCAACTGCATTATACGATCAATTAAAAACTGCAGAAAAGTATCATGCAAAGTTAGTATCTGATTTAGATAAAGATCCAATTATGGCTGTTTCTAAAAGAGGAACTTTTGAAATAGAAACTCTTGATTTTAGAGAATTTAGAATAAACATAAAAGATTCAGAATACAGAGATGCTTTTATGGCAAATATGATTAAAAGAAAATCTCAAGCTGAGGCAATTGGATCTATTTATGGAATAGAAAATACTTTTTTATCTGATGCAGAGGCTACACAAATAACGGCAGAATTTGGTAGAATTGATAATGCAGAGGAATTAAGATATTTTTCTCAAATATTAGTTGAGGGTTTTGGTAACGCAGCTCCAGATGTATTTGAACAACTAAATGAAAAAGATCAGTTCTTAGCTCATATAGGAGGATTAAGTATTGTATCAAATGCTGCTGGCTTAAAAGAAAACAAAGCTATTGATTTAGCAATTGAGGGTTATCTTTTAAATAAAAAAGAAAACTTAGATATTAAAGTTAAAGATGCAGATAGACAGGCATATATATATAAGTACGAAAAAGTTTTTCCAGATAATATAAATACTTTAAATAATGTTATAGGAGCCGCAGATAATATTTATGCAGCAATGTACTTTGGCACACCTAAATATAAGTCGGGAACTTTTGATACAGCTCTTTATAAAAAGGCTGTTGAAATGTCTTTAGGTAAAAACGGGGATTATGGAGGTGTTGCTGAATATAATGGTAAAGCAGTTCATGTTCCTATGTGGTTAAAGAATGATGAGTTTAACGATTTTGTTGATTGGATAAAAGAATATCCAAAGGTACTTGCGGATGCAAGCGGATCAATGATTGATGGTAAATGGCATCCAGGAAATGCTGTTGGTAGAAAACAAACAGACGGATCTACAAGAGATATACAAATTTTTGAGGGTGGCGGTCCATATTTAATTAGTGTTGGTTATGGAAAATATAAAGTTGCTATAGGAGATCATCCAACAGATAAAAATGCAGACCCCAGATATGTTCAAGATGGAAACTTTCATAAAGAGGGTAATAACTTTTTCATAATAGATTTTAATAAAATTAGATCTAACTGGGAAAGTATGAAAAAATAATGTCTTTTGTTTTTGATGAAAAAATTGCGATCAATTCTTTAGGCGAAACTTCCTGGGCAACTGGCAATAGAACTGAATATTTAGAAAACTGGCGAGCAGCTTTAGATGCTAATTATGCTACAGATAGATGGGATAGTGAGCATAATGCAGTCAATAAAGAATATAGTTTATTAGTAGATCATTTACATAAAAGAGGTTTTACTAATTTTAACAATCCAGTTTCTGAGATTGATATACCTCTTGGACCAGAGGATCCTAGAGAATATGCAATTAGAGAAAGTGAAGAAATATTACAACCTTCAAAAGAAGAAAATAAAGATAACTTTTGGAAAAATTATGCTGAAATTTTAGAATTAAATCCAGATTTAAAAACTGAAATGTCGGCTTTAGGTTATGCAGATGAAGATAGTTTTCGAAATACAATAGGAATAAAGGCTAGAGAGCTTTGGGAAAAACATCACGACATCTCCAGTAGAGCTAACGTAGCTGGAAAAATAGGAAGTGCTGTGGGTGCATTCTCTGCTCTTGGTACAGATCCTCTGGTTCTTGCATCTCTACCCCTTGGAGGAATATATAGAGTTGGTGGGACTGTTTTACAACAAGCATTAAGGGTAGCTGCTGTAGAGGGTATCATCGGAGCTACTGTAGAAATACCCATACAATTAAAAGCTCAAGGCTACAGAGAAGAAATTGGATTACCAACTTCTGTAGAAATTTTTGGAAAAACAATACCTTTAGGAGTTTTAAATACCTTAACTGTTGGAGCTGGTTCTTTTGTATTAGGAGGATTATTAACTGGAGTAATTAAAGGAACTCCAGGAGCTGTAGGTGTATTAAGAAAAGCATTAAATAAATCAAGCGATGCTGAAATAGAAAAAGTAACTAAAGCTCTAAAAATAGAAACACCAGAAATAAAATTACCAGATAATCCTTTTGAAGAAACTAAAGTAACAAGTAAAATTAATAACGAAAATCATAACGCAGCTCAACACCAACTTTTAAATGATGTTAAAGCAGAGATTAAACCTATTGAGGCTCAACTAACTAAAAAATCTTTAGATGAAATTAAAGGTCATGTTAAAATTTATAGACCAGAAGAGATAGAATTTGATGCAGTTAATTTTCAATATAAAACAGATGGAGATGTAAGAGGTGTATCTCAAAAACTTGCCAATGTTCAAGAATGGGACAATGTAGCAGCTGGATCAGTTTTAGTTTATGAATTTAAAAATGGTACAAAAGCAATTGTTGATGGACATCAAAGATTAGGTTTAGCAAAAAGATTATCATCCCAAGGAAAAAAAATAGAATTATTTGCTCATACTTTTAGAGAGGTTGATGGAGTTTTACCAGAGGAGGCTATGCTTAGAGGTTTAATGGTAAATCTTATGAATAATACTGGATCAGCAATTGATGCTGCCAAAATTATGAGATCAAGGTTTGGAGCTGATTGGTCTAAATTTTCAAAATTTTTACCAGCCACAACTAAGCTGGTTAAAAATACTCAAGCCTTAACTAAGTTAAGTGATGATGCCTGGGGTATGGTTCTTAATAATAAAAATTTAATGAACCTAGGTGCAAGAGTTGGTTCCATTATAGAAGATAAATCTTTACACGCTAATATTATTAAAATTTTAAAAGATAAAAAATTTACAAGTTTAGCTGAATTAGAGCAAACTTTAAGATTAACAAATACTTTACCCAAAACTGTTACAAAACAAGATACATTATTTGGTACTGATTTTTTTGCAGAAACCTTATTAGTAGAAAGATCCCAGATGTTAAACTGGGCGAAAAAGAACATTAATAAGAGAAGTGCAGCTTTTAAGACTATTATTG